ATGGTTTTTCTATTAAACCCAAGAGTAGGCTGCAAATTTCCGTATAAAGACTTTTGTGCAGTATCACGATCTGCTTGTTCTTTCTTGAATCTTGCTTGCTCAGCTTCTAATTGAGCTTTGGATGAACCGCGAGTACCTCCTGGACCTCCGCCATCATTATTCGGTATAGCATTTCCGGTGAATCGTGTGATTTGATCACCCACAAAAGCAGCAGCGTCACTAGCTTTATCTTTAATTTCTTCACCCCATGCAGCACCTAAATCTTTTATTTTTTTCAAAGCTGTACCATCACTAAGTGATTGCAATTCACCGAGAACGTCATATCTTTTTTCTTCTATGACTTCAAATGTTATTCTGCCAAGGTATTCTTTTTGATTATTTAACGGGTATACAAGCTTGTTTCCAAGCGGTCTTTTGATTGACGCTTCTCTAAATCCGGGTTCTGGCATATTACTAACCTTATAAATATTACTTAGTTGAATCTATTTATAACGAATTTCATGGCATATAGCGGCAAATATAAACCTAAAAATCCTAAAAAGTATACCGGCGACTATACTAAAGTAGTATATCGATCGCTATGGGAAAAACACGCATTCAAATGGTGCGATACAAATCCACAGATATTACAATGGTCTTCAGAAGAAGTCGTCATACCTTATTTCTGGGATGTAGATAAGCGTTACCACAGATATTTTGTAGATCTCAAAGTTAAATTTAATAATGGTGAGACATGGTTGATAGAAATAAAACCAGATAAGCAGACACGTCCACCTGCATATCAAGGTCGTAAGACTAAACGATACATATCAGAATCAATGGACTATGTCAAGAACCAGAACAAATGGAAAGCAGCAGAAAGTTTTGCAAAAGATCGTGGTTGGAAATTTGTTGTATGGACAGAGAATACTCTTGAACGTATGGGTATCAAACCTAAATCTACCAAACCATTAAAACCGTATGTAAAACGTAAAAAGTAGTATAAATAAGGGTATGAGTAATTTATTTCAAAACCTAGAATTAGCTGCCTTTAAAAAAGGTATAACACCACGGTCTGCAGAGTCACGCGCATGGTTCCAAAAGCAAGCTGCAAAGCTTGGTAAAGTCAATCGTAGTCAGCTGATGAAAGAGCCTGAATTACAATTAACTGGTAGACAGGTACTAGGTGGAATGTTTATGTATTTTTATGATCCTAAAACAAAAGATACATTGCCATACTATGATTCATTTCCTTTAACTATTATAGTAGGTAAAGCACCTGGTGGATTTACAGGATTAAACTTGCATTATCTTCCAATGGCATTAAGAGCTAAGTTTCTTGACGCACTTATGGACGTCACAAGTGATACAGCAATGGATGAAGGCACAAAGTTTAATGTAAAATACAATATGCTAAAGAGAGCAACAAGCTTGAAATATTTTAAACCATGCTTTAAAAGATATTTGTCATCAAATGTTAGAAGTAGATTTGCATTAGTCCCTGCACCTGAATGGGAAATTGCAACGTTTCTACCGACACAAGATTTTCAAAAGTCTAATAAGAGTTCAGTATATGCAGATTCTAGGAGAATGATTTAATGGCTAAAAGTCTTAATATTGATAACCTAAAAGGTTTAGTATCAACTTCTGGTGGTATTGCCAGAGGTAATGTCTATCAAGTTGTACTCCCTCCAATAGATCCACTCAGATCAACCGATTTAAATTTATTATGTAGTTCAGTTAATTTACCTGGCAGACAGATTATGACTCAAAGTAGAGATATCGGTTTGATTAATCAGAAAGTTGCAAACAACCATGCCTACGACGATATAAGTTTAACGTTCTTATGCCTAAATGATTATGGCATTCGTAATTACTTTGAAAACTGGCAGAATCTTGCAATAAATCAAGAGACACTTGAAGTCGGATATCTCAATGAATATACTTTTGATATTCAAATAAAACAATTAAAAAAAGGATTCGGTGCACCGCTCTATTCTACTCCACTTGGAATACCAAGACTTCCAGCAGAATTGCAAAATAGATTACCTAAGATTGAATTAGGTGGTATTGGAACATTAGACTTTGCACAAGGAGAACTTGACTTAGATTTTATAACCGAAGATCAAGTAATATATGAAGTTAACATCTTCGAATCATTTCCCACATCAATGGGAGCAATACAATTAGCTAATTCCAGTGACGGAGTAATTGAACTGACTGTTCAACTTTCGTATAGAAACTGGAGTTCAAAAACAACAGCTACAACAATACAAAGACCAATCGCGCTTAATCCCGCATCTATAGTATCAAACCTGGTAAGTACGGTACTTGATCAATAAACATAATGGAGAAGTAAATTATGGCACTACCAAAACTAAATGACAGCCCAAGGTTTAAACTGACTGTTCCATCAACTGGAATAGAAGTTGACTACAGGCCCTTTCTTGTAAAAGAAGAGAAAGTATTACTAATTGCAAATGAAAGTGGAGATGAACAAACAATTGCAACTGCAATTTTAGACACAATCATAGCATGTATTGAACAACCACTACAACCTAAAGATTTTACTATGTTTGACATAGAATGGATCTTTCTAAAAATTAGAGCAAAGTCTGTTGGTGAAACAACTGAGGTATCTATTAAATGCGAATCATGTAATGCAGATAATCCTGTAAAGATTGATATCAATTCAATTGATTTACCTGCATCGAAGCAAGGAATGATAATACAGCTAAATGACACTATTACGCTTGAAATGGCATATGCGAAATTTGAAAGAGTACTAGCTACTGATTTTCAGCAATTCACTGACAGTGGTAAAATGTTTGAAATGATACAACTGTCAATGCATGCAATTCAAACTGAAGACGAGCGTGTATTATTAGCTGATGAACCTGCTGCAGCAATCACAGATTTTCTTGACTCAATGACTACACAACAGTTTAGAATGATTACTGATTGGGTTAATGATGTACCAGCTTTAAAACATACAGTTAAATTTAAATGTGAAACATGTAAAAGTGATAATGAAGTAGAGCTACAAGGTATGCAGAATTTTTTCTAATATGTCTATCTCATAATAATATTATGAACTACTATTCGACTAATTTTGCAATGATGCAGCATCACAATTATTCGTTGAGTGAGATAGACAATCTAATGCCTTGGGAAAAAGAAGTTTATGTTGAAATGCTGAAAGAGTTTATTAAAGAAGAAAACAGAAAACAAGAAGAAGCTAATAGGAAGCGGAAGAACTAATGGCAACTCTAAAAGATATCCAGCAGGAACTAGAGCAATCTAATAAACATTTAGATTCTCTTGATGTGCACTTTAAAAATGTTGCGGCTATGGAAAAAGCTGCAAGAGGTGATAAACTTGAAGCTTCAAGAGAAGCTAAAAAAGCAAGAACCGGTGGGCCTGCACAAGCACGCGTTAATACTCAAGGCAAAAGCGAAACTGTTGCTGATAAGAAGAAAAAAGGTCCAGGACTTGGTGGCGCATTAGGATTAGCCATGAAGGGTTTAGGTGCTGCAGTTGGTCTTACTGCGATTGGTGCTGGCATCGGTGGTTTCATGAGTGGTATGGCAGCTGCCGGAGATCTTACAGGATTTACTGGAACAGTGTTTGCAGAACAAGCACATAATATAGCCAAAGGATTTAATGCATTAGGCTCGATGAATAAAGTCGGCATTGCAATGATAGGTTCATTAGTAGCTGCAGGAATTTTACTTCCTGTAAAGAAGGCAGCAAAGGCTGCTCTTGGTATGTCATTAATGGGTGCTGGTTTTGGTGGCTTTATGACTGGTATCGTTGCAGCTTCTGCAATAGGTGAATTTGCAGGATTTGATGCTAGTGGTGCAATATTTGCAGCACAAGCTGGAAACATTGCCGCTGGATTTAATGCATTAGGCGACATGGATGAAAAAGCTTTAAAGATTTTTGGCGTATTAGTTGCTGGTACGGTTGGATTATCCGCAATTGTAAGTTCTAAAAAAGCTGCAGTCACTGCAATAAACATGACTATATTTGGTGCAGGTCTTGGCGGCTTTATGACTGGTATCGCAGCTGCTGGAGATCTCTCAGGATTTGAAGGCGACGCATTTGCCGCTCAAGGTACAAACGTTGCAAAAGGAATAACTGCTTTAGCTGGAATAGAAGGACCTGCATTATTAGCATTGCCAGCCTTACTTGCCGCTGCAGCAGCACTTTCTTTTATGCCAGGTATGAGCGGAATGAAAACTGGAGCCAAATTTGCAGTAGCTGCAAGTTTACTGGGAGCTGGTGTTGGTGGTCTTATTGGTGGTATTACTCTTGCACCTGGTTTAATGGAAAAAATGGGTGGCTTTGATGGTGGCGCTTTTGCTACGATGGCACAAAATATAGCAGATGGTTTAGGTGCTTTTACTGGTGGACAATTAGGTGGTTTAGCTGCTCTCATGGGAGTAGGTGGTATATTAGGTGCAGTACCAGGTGGAGTCGCACTTGCGGGTGCTGCTGCAACAGGTATGGGTCTTATAGGTATTGGCATTGGTGCATTTATAGGAGGTATAGCTGTACCTGCTGCTGGATTGGACTTGTTCGGAATTGATGGATCAGCAATTAAG